GATGTATCTAACAATGACATTAAAAAATTACCTTATGCACAACAAGTATTAGTACACTCTGCAGAGGCTATGCGTAATGCATTGTTCTTTAACTTAGCTGGATCATCTTTAGGACCTATACTAGCTCATACATTAAGAGGTATGAAAGGTATTGTAGGTTTAGGTAAAGAATCAAAAGAATTAACTGAAGCCGCAGCCAAAAGAAATATTCAACTCAGTGCATCTACAGTAGCTCAAACAGAAAAGTTTGGTGGTAAGATTGTTCAAGGTTTTGAGAAAACATTTGGAGTATTTCCCTTTGCAAACATATTTGCTAAGAAACAAAGAGCTGCAGTAGAGAAACAATTGTTTAGTAGATTCTTAGATGAGGTAATTACTAAAGCTCCATTAGAACAAGTTGGTATGCTTCAATATCAATTCTTACCAGCTATGCAGAGAAACTTTTTAGACTTTAACAAAACAATACAAACACAGTTTAAAACTTTAGATAATATCATTGATACAATGAATAACCCAAGATTTATTCCTACACAGAGTGTGAAGAAAGTTGCTGAAGATTTTATGAAGAGAATGGAAGCGACATTACCAGAAGGTTTTTTAGGTAAAACTGTACCTGATTCTGGTGTGCCTGAGTATACAGCACAAAGAATGAAAGACTCTGGATTTGATGACACGTTAATTGATGTCATTAATAAAATAAGAACTATTGGTGATCAAGTAACTCCAAGTGAATATCAAGGTATGATGAGAGTTTTAACTAGATCATTAGCCACAACAAAGATGAGAGACCCCTCTCAAATAGCTTTTTCACTAAGAACTGCTTTTAAAGAGGATTTTAACAAAGTAGCAAATCCAGATAACATACAAGGATACTTAGCTAGCTCAAACTTTAAACAACAATACGATGACATTCTTAATTCTACAGGTAAAGAAGCAGCAGATGAATTTGCACAAAAGACAATAGCTAAAATGAATGACTTTGGTGAACAACTAGAAACTGCAAATAGATACTTCAGCACAATTGTTGGTAAGTTTGATACACCTACAGCTAAAAGAATTATTAATGGTTCAGCAAATATTTTTTCTGTAAA